TACTAGTGCCACGACAGACTGGTTTCTTTCCCATAACATTTTCAATCCAATCTAATTTACCTGATCCTTGACATTTAGGACAAATATCTTTATACATAGAAGTATTCTCAGACTTTATCTTATTTAAGAAACCAACTCCTTTACATTTAGAACATATCATTTCACCTTCTTCTAAATCTTCTTCTGTTATTGCTTTTTTTATTTTTGGTATATTAGATATTGGAAATTCGTAAAGTTTAATGTTCTTATTAAAAATTTTCATCTAATACTCCTCCAGTGATATTTGTGATCCAATCTACTACTCCTTCACCTTTACATTTTTTACACTCATCTGATTGATACCAAGAAGGAACTGGTGAGTTATTTATAACTATTCCAGTTCCATCACACTTATCACATATTACATAACCTGGTTCTGCTCTTATTACTTGTTGAAATCCACTTTTCATATTAATATCTCACGAAATAATATTTATACTACCTAATGAAGTTCCATCAACATATGTTACCTTTTTTCCAACTACATTTTCAACCCAATCTAATTTACCGTCTCCTTGACATTTTGAACAAACATATTTAAATAAACCAACCTTATCACCTTGAAGTTTAACTTTACCTGGAAATCCAATTCCATCACACTCTGGACATATTAATTCACCTTCTTTTAAACTATCTTTAATTTTTTGTTGAAATTTCAATTGAAATTTAGTAAACTGTTTTTTGTCATTAACAAATATTGGTTCTTCAACAACTGGTTCACTTTTATTTTTATAAATTTTTAAATGTTTTAGTAGTTCTTTCATAACGTTGTAAGTTTCCTTTTATGATTTAATCCAACAAATTCATCCTTACTTAAAAACTTTGTAACAATATGTTCGCAATATTGTTCATCCAGTGAAGATAACATATCTAAGGATTTGACAACGCTATTAGATTTAGCTTTTTGCTTTCTTGTTATTTTTCCACTATTTAACATCTTTGTTGTGTTTATTATATTTTTAGTGAATAGCTCAATATTATTACTTTCATAAATCGGGTATATTTTTTTAGCAATATTCTTTAACATATTTTGAACTACAGCAAATTGATCTAACATATAAAGCATTGAATAGACTTTTACTTCTTCGAAAAATGTTCCTGCTTTATCATCATAAACTTCTTCTATAGGAATGTTTTTAAAATTATATCTATTAGCTAATTTATTTAATTCACTTCTGTATATATCTACAACTTTCAATTCGTTTTTAAATCTTTTATTTAATACGTGTGATCTTAAATCTATTTTTCTAAATGAAGTTCCATCAAACATTTGCATAAATCTGCCAATCATTAATCCTTTAAATAAACCGGATGAATCATATGTTATGTTTAATGTCAAGTTGTGTTTCTTTTGAACATGAATTTGAAAGAGCTCATAAAATAAAATATCACGGAAATTAGCCCCGCCCAGAATATGAAAATTAAGATAATTTCTTTTATGTTTTATTGCTTCATTTATTAACGGGATCATTGGAACAACATATATTATGCAAGGTATTGCCATGTCACCACTCATATTTGCTACAATACCACCAGTCCCATGATATTTAAATTTAGAAAATAAATCATTATCTCTTAATATTTTTGTATAAATATCCCACAATTTGGGTGTGCGGAAATGATGTATATAAATGATTTTATCTCTTACTTCGTCTGGAAGGGTGCTAGCTGTAAGGTAGGATTTTAAGTTTAGATTATATACGTCTGTAAAGGAATGAAATATTTCGCAGTTTGGTCCTGGTGGGATATCTAATATAAATGCTCGATCTAATACTTGATGATATTGTTCTAGAAATTCATAATACATCGTTAATAAAAGTTTAGATTCTTTTCTACTTAATCTTCCTACTGATATTTGAAAACCACCTGAGTCTGCAATAAAAGTAGAATTATCAAATAGTCTACTTTCTCTGCAAGTTTGAAATAATTTTGCTTCTGACCTATTATATTTAGAATAACTCTTTTTTCCAGCAAAACTAGATCCATAAGAATGAAGAAAACCAGAACAAGTATTAAGGAAAAAATTTGAAATATCTTCTCTTGAAAAATTATTTTCATACCTGTTCTTTTTATTCAATATAAAATTATTAACAATTGTGTATAGGGTTTCAATCCCAGCTAAAACATAACCAGATCTTTCCATACATTTCTCCTACTTTGAATTCTCTTTCTAGTTTATTATTTGTTCTTTCATATTTCATAAAATTCTGTTTCATCTTAAGGAGATAATATAGAATCTATCGTCTAAATAATCTTTTAAAATAGGCTTTACTTCAGAAATCCATTTTAGTTTTCCATTATAACAACCTGGTCTTGGCAGAATTATTTTTTTCCAATTATTTTCATCAGTAAGTTTTACTAATTCAAATGTTGATCTTCTTATTAATTCTAAATCTGCTTTTTCCCACCAGTTATGTTTTACCGGAAATGATATTATTGGGATCGGATTCATTCTTAATATTTGAACAATGTTTCCGTTTTTCTTTAATAAATTCCCAAACTCCAAATCGATATTTTTGTATAAATCTTTTGCTTGTTTAGCATTTCCCCTTCCCATTACAGCACGTCCATTTTTTTTTGAAAACCCATTTGTAGTTACACATAAAGCATCAGCAAAAGAAATAATTTTAGTTGAAAACATATCGCCTGTTAGTTCTTTCATTCTTCACCCATTAAACATTCAAACTGAATTTCTCCGCCAACTTCTGTACAAAAATAAATAGCAGCTTTTATCGCACTCTTAAGTCTATATATTGGATCCTTTTCATTTCTTGTATGATATAAAACTGCTAAAGCATAAGGTTCACCACTTCCGATTGAAATGAAATCTTCTGAGTTTTCACCAAGTTGAAAATCTACCATTATATAATAACATTTACCTTTGAAACCAATAAGCACCATTGTTTCGCAGCGAGATGCCCCTTGATCATTCATAGTCAAACAACCTTTTTCAATGTATTGCTCTCTCATAGCATCTGGAAAATCTTCAATATCATCAGGTGGTTTAAAAAAACGTGGTTGCAGAACTTGACCCGCTCTAACACTTCCCGCATATCCAATTAGATATGGTCCATTTCTAAAAATTTTAGGATCTTTTCTTTGCGCTATATATGTATCAGCAACACCTATAGTATCAGCAGCCATAAAAACATTATCATCTTGAACTATTGCGCAAATACATGACATTTAATTTCCTCCTTTTAGTTCTAAATTCTCCTTCATTCTTAGAACTTTGGCTAGATCAAAAACATAATCATAAATATGTAATCCTTTACTTGCAGCAATTATTTCACCATCCTCAACTCCAATTTCTGCAGCTATATATTCTTTAAGTAATTGGATGGCACCAAGATTTGCAGGAAGTCCATTCCACAAATCCCAGCTTCTAAAATATGGAAAAAAATGTAGTTTACCATTTTGAATTCTTGTATCTATATGTCTTAAACAAGGTGGATCTTGTAGTAGCATATCATTTGGATGTGCTACTTGTAGAACCATTTGATTATTTCTATGACCCTTATTTTTATATGTCCATATAAGTAACTCAATTTGATTAAGACACCATGCCTCAAGTTCATCATCATAAAATATAATTTTTTTCTCTTGTAATTCATCTATTTCTTCAAGAAGAATACCTTTCCATAAATAATTAAAATCTTTATAAAAATGATATGTTATTTCATATCTTGTTAGTCTTTGACCGTATGTGTAAGACTCGCCATGTTTTAATTTTCCGGTCATTATATATGGAAGATACTCATCTAAATAACCATCAGTTACAGGATTTGGAATACCAAAATGAGGTTCAATCTGAGGAGTTAATGGTCTTGTATTTGGATAATTAATTTTAATTGTTATCCAGTCAAACTCAAGTCTTTTTTGACCAGCATATGAACCACGATCTATTTTGAAAACTCTACCTTCTTCTAGAATTGTAAACAAGGTTTGAAACCAAGCATCTGGAAGATCTCTTGCTTCTATATTGATCATATTTAAAACACTCATTCTCTATCCTCCAATGCAGTTTTAATCCAAAAAGCTTTTTCTCTATCAATTGGCTTTGAAGGTATTTTGTGTTTTTCTAAAAGAGTTAAAACTTTTATCAGAAGGGATCTATAACCTTCATCTCGTTTATGCAGTATAGTTTCTTCAATTAGTTTTTCACCTGTAACATGATCTAAAATCTCATATTCCCAAATACCATTTTCTGTATGTCCTATATTATGAACAAATAAATCATCGATTGGTCTTTCATTTACAAATACACTTGTTATTAACATTTTATATTCCTCTTTTTCTATAATTTTATAATGTAACAATTTCTCCATTATATTCTTCATCTTTCAAAATACCATAAAGTTCTCCGTAGGATAGAACTTTTATAACTCGTCTGTCAAGAACTATATCCTGTCCACCGTTTCTATGAAATAACAAAATATCACCTTCGTTGATTGTTGTAATTTCTTCTCCAACAGAAAGAACACGACCGTAAATCTGAGGTTCAACTATTACATTCTCAGGAACAATAATGCCACCCTTAGTTGATTCTTCTTGTTTTAGAACTTCTACTATTATTTTGTCGTTTACTGCTTGAACTGTTTTCATTTGTTTCTCCTTTTCTTTTATTTCTTATTATTTTTAATTTTTTAAGATTTTTTAGATTTTTTTCTGCATCTCGTTGGCGCATCCTTTGAGCTGCTTTCCTTTTCATTCTTTTTGCATCCCCTCGTTTAACATAAAACATGTTACTTCGTAATTCTTTATTTAAACCACTTTTTGAATATTTCTTTTTAAACCTCTTAATTAAATCTGTAAGTGATTCACCATTTCTTGCAACTACACAAATTCCTTGTTCTTTTGGATCATGCTTTTGATAATATTTCACTTTCTCCTCCTTTCATATTTTATACAAACCCATACATAATATGAGTTCTTGATGAAAAACCAACTTTATATTTTTCACATGCATCAAATACAGCAGGCGCACTTCTAAGTATATCTACTCTGGTTGTACCTTCTGGCATCAAATAAACTCTTTGAGTTGACATTATTGTTTTGTTATTACTTAGAAGTCCTAAATAACTATGAATAAAGTCATTATCCTCAAAAACAACTTTGAAATATACATTAGTAAAATTTTGAATCTGTTCTGTAAGTTCATATGCTTCTTTGAGATCTGGAACTGAAAATATTTTTGGGGAATACATAAATTTTATATTACCATTATAATTGACTTGTTTTAACATCTTTTCTAATTGAAAACCATTTGTTTCTACATTTGCACTTGGATATTTAAGTTCATTTAATAGAGCAACAGTTTGATTAAAATTTTCTCTAAACGTCGGTTCTCCACCTGTAATTAAAAGACCAGCATTTTTTTCATTAATTATTTCTTGAATTTCTGATAGTGGATAATTTGCTTCATTAGAAATTCTCATCTTAACTTTTGTATCACACCACATACAATTTCTATTACATTTTTTAAATCTCAATATTAACATTGTTTTGCCAATATCAGGACCCTCTCCTTGAAAACTACAAAAGTTTTCAATCAATCTTACACTCTCCATAAGTAAACTCCTTTTTTGATATTTGTTCCAAAAATATTAATTTAAAACGTTAAAATTCCTGTTTGTTTTTTAACCTCCAATAGAGGTGCTAATAAAAGTTTATATCGATCTTCAAAAATTATTTTTAAGTTTGCTTTTATATTTGGTATAAGAAAAGAAGGTAGTCGTGCTTCTTCGTCGGGTATTGCGATTATATCAATCTTCTTTCCTTCACTAATCATTCTATTATAATTTTCTCTAACTTCTTGAGGAGCTTTATCCATATCAATACCATTGAGATGAAATAAATATGCTTTGTTTCCTGGAAAATGAGTCCTATACATAAGTTCATTCCAGTTTTCCATTGCACGAACCCCCTGCGGCACACTCTTATAATCACTTAATTTCTTTCCATAAGATACTGGTCTTGCAATTGTTTTACTTCCTTCTTTAATAAGGTTAATAAATTCAATCTCTTTTCTATTAACAAATTGTAAGAGGGCGGTTAAAGATACTTTCTCAGAATTCATTATTAGTCCTAACAATTCATTTAAAAAATCTTTTGTTTTACTTGGCCAATCCGATCTTTTTGTTTCTAACCCCATATTCACAATTTCATCGACGTCTTTTCCTTCTTGATTTATAACATGAATTGAATATCTCTTCTTAGCTAAAAATAAACCTCTATCAATAATTAGCTCATTCTTTAAATTAAGTTTATTAAAATCTAAATTCAGGTTATGTCTTTCAACTACTTTTGGAATAATATCGTCATTTAAAAAACTTTGAATTTTATCACACCATTTTTTAATTTGTATAACATCTGTTTTATTAAATTTTTCAAAACAACAAAATATAGAATCAGTATCTCCAGTTATAATATATTTAGTTTTTCTATTCGGCATTATTTTTGCATACATCTCTTGTTTTGTAATTCCAGGTGGTTCTATATATTTTGTATTGAAATTTAAATGCTCCATATATGAATCTGCTGTTATTATAGAAGGTTTCAATACTTCTTGCCCGCCAAGGGTCACCGCTGCAGCACATGATATATCAAAGAATCTAAATGCAGTATTTGCGATAACCCCATAAAGAGAGTTAGCTAGAACTTTATATACTAATTGTCTAGTATTATATAGTGTTATATCTGATTCATTCTTTTGTTCTTTTGCTTCTAACATTTTCCCTTTGTATACCTTTCTTGATGATAAAAGACTACTTAAAACTTCACTATAAACAGACATTTCTTTATCATGTTGTTTAAAGAAGCAACCATTTATTGTACATATTAAATTACTCTCTTTCACTTTTTTCAAGAAATCATCTTTTGGAACTTTCATTGTTTTTGCTTCAAATAATGGATCAATTATAACTTCAATTTCACTTGGTAGATTATTTGGTTGATAAGCTAAGTCATAACCAAGTTGAGGATCCTTAGTTTTCATCACAAAATTATTAACGCCAATATTGTATGTCATAATAATACTTGGATATAGAGAAGTAAAATCAAAATCAGTAACCTTATTATAAATTCCTGGTATTGGTTCATAAACAAAAGCTCCAGGATATTTTTCTTTTTTGATGTGCGGGTTACTATTCTTTGATGATAATCCTCTTCCTTTTAAGAATGAAACCATTATTGAATCTATCTGACCAAATGATGAAGCACCAGCTTGAAAACTAGTATTACAAATTACTCGAAGTTCATTTAATAAATTTATATGTTTTAATTTATCTTCTAATTCTAACAACAAGTCTGTATCTCTTATTGAATATTCTATATATTTATTGAACATCTTCCAATACATTTCATTGATCGGTAATGGTAATTCAACTTTTGTTTTTCCTAACTCTTCTTGAGCAATGAATCCTAATTTATAATTTTCTTTTTTAGTAAATGTAAACATCTTATATAAATACTCTTGATCGAGAACAACAGTACCTGGTAAATTGCATTGAAAATATGCTCCATTAACATAGAATTCTCCAAATTGAGATAGCTTTGATTGTGATATTTTTATTTGCGGAAGTCTATTATAAATATACTCCATATCAAAATTTATGAAGTTCCATCCACAAATAAAGTCACTATCACACTCTTTAAAGTATTTAATAAAATCTAATATCATACTTTTTTCATCATTAAAAATTCTAAGTTCAACACCTGGTTTATCTGTTATTGGTTCTGTTTTATTATCTAAAATATGACAAACTCTTTTTTTATGATATATTGAACTTATCATACAAATTGGATATTTTGCTTCTGACTGTCTTGGAAATTCTTTATTCTTTCCAGTATCAACCTCAATATCGCAAAACATTATATTTAGATCTATTCTTTCTGCTTCTCCCTTATTTTTAAAATAATAATCCATTGCATGTTTTGCAGTTATTCTTGTATCCCCTTCATATGTTATATCAGAATCAAGTGTAATTTTATGTTTATATCTAACGTTTATTTGATTTAGTTTATCATAAGAAACTATTTTTCTAGCGTCAATATTTTTTGGTATTTGATAACATACGTAGTTATCGTTCTCTCTATGATAAAATTTTTTATTATTCTTGTCTCTAAATATATACAAAACTTCATTTGTTCTATTCATAAATTGAACATCAACAAGTCTATATTCATCTGTATAAAATTTATTTGGAATTTCATAATAGTGTATACCAGTTTTTCCAGTTGTTGTTATAGTTTGATTACTAGTAACTTTTGATTTAGAACCCATTATTTTTGCTATCTCTGAAAAATCACTATCAAACTTTTGTTCAAATGATGGATTTCTATTTACAAAGGAAGGATGTACTGTAAGAAAAACTTTATAATCCTTCCAATCATAAACCTGACCTCTTAATGTTGTTATACCGCTTTTAGCAATATCAAACGCTTGCATCGGGGAAGTGCCCATTAAAACTATTAGTTTTGGTTTGCATACATTGATAAGATTAAAACAATTTATTTTACATGCATCGATTACATCTTGGGTTGGATTTCCAGTAGTTCCATCTGGATTGATTGTTTGACATAGAACTATATTAGTTATTAAATAATTAAGTTTGTGTAAGTTATATTTAGTAAAAGGGGTTCTAAATTTTTTTCCAGCTTTCCCGATTAACGGTATCTTTTTTTCAACTTCATTTTTTCCTGGATTCTCCGCTACAAAAATAATGTCAACTTTACTTAAATCGTTTTCGCAATTTGTTTCCATTATACAAGATGAAGAATTTAGTAATGGACAAACAGAACAATTTGCAAATGAATTTTTAATTGAAATCAAATGATTTGCCTCCTACTATAAAAATTTAATACGACAAAATCCATAAACTGGTATAATTATGGTTATGTAATATTATCTATATTTTTATTCATACAAATTATATTAGATAAATTTCCAGTTGAACAGGGTGTTTCTGATCTATGCCCATATTTAATATGGCATTTGTTTTTACTATTTAAACCGCAACAAACTACCCCATTATCTGGATCCAACTCAAACTGCGGATGAGTTTTTCTTGGGTATTCATGATGAACAACTAACTCTTCTAAATTCTGATTCTCACAATATTGACACTCGTTGTGCTCCAATTCTTCTTTTTGTCTTCTTAAAACCTCTTCTCGAAATATTTGAAGTTCTCCAGTTGGATTTTCTTCTGTTATAATACCAGCTCTTATCTCATCTTCTTTTATAAGTTGACTTACTTTTTTGCCATAAACTAAACATGTTTGTTTACAATGTTCTGAACAATAAAAATTAGATCCTTCACTTCCATCGTTGTATTCTAATTGTTTAATTCTTTCATATATTTGACTTTTAGTTGGAGTAAACCACCCACCTTTTTCTTTTGAGTTAGGACAATTATGATTATGGCAATGAACTTGCCTTTCTCTATTTGAATTATATCTCATTTCTTCTACTTGAAAAAATAATGGGTGTTTTTCTTTAATTTGTTCAATTGTAAAAATCTTTGCTTTTGAATGTTTTTCTTTTGTTTCTTGTCGATTATGAGATTCTTTTGCTACTTTTATTCGGTTCTTTCTTATTTCTGGGTTTTTCCATAATTCTTTTTGCATTGTTGATAAATTCTTTTTAATTGTAGGACATGATTGCCAATTTTCTTCACAACACCATTTAGTCATTCCTTTCTTTGGAGGAAATTTAGCCTCCTTACCACAACCATAACCACATAACTTTATAAACATTTAACCCTCCCTGGTTTTTTATTTGTTCTTTGTTCCCATATAAAATTCTATCTTCTATATATATTAATATTTGATAAGAAGATATTGTTTTTATTTAATAACAATAAAATTAAACGGAGGTATTTAAAATGTTAAAAAGATTATTATTAGCATGTATGTTGGTAATGGTAGTAAGTGTGGCTAATGCTACAACTTACGAAACAAACAATCTTATAATAACTTCTAACAATCAAAAAGAACAACTTAGCACCACCAACATTCCAAATTCTGTAGAGGAGATTGCTGCGATCGTGGCAGAGAAAATGGGAATCAAAGACTATCCTTTGCCAGTTGTAAAGGATATGAACCAGACTGAATTTGATTTTAGTCATTGGAAAGAATCAAATCATGATAATTCTATTAAGGCAACATGGCCAAGGTTTTTCTATAAAGAAAATGTTATTAATTATAGCTTTAAATGGCCTCTTGATAGATTAGCTCATGAAATGGTTCATTATTTTCAACAGTTTTCAGGTATAGATATGGATCATGATGATATTTATTATGATTTGGAACAACAGGCATCTGAAATTCAATTGTGGTTTCGAGCAAAGTATTCAAATGGTTTTTAAATTTATTTATTAATTAGGGTTGTAATAGTCTAAAACAATTTAATAGAAAAGGAGAATAGTCATGTCCGAATTATTAGAGATGTTTGACAAAATTCACACTCCGGAAGATGTTTTCAAAGTTTATAGAGAAAACATTGATGGTCTCCGTCCAAGAGATGATAGGTTTAAATCTTTGACTAAAACAAAGAATGAACTTATCAAGTCAATCGTAGAAAACCAAATGGCTATAAAAGGGAGGTTTGATATAAAACCGCCAGATGACGCATGTCCAGATTGTAGGGGCTTGGGTGAACTTTATCGTCTCGAAAGACATAAAGTGGAAGAAGAATGTCGAAGTTGTGAAAAAGACAAAAATGGAAAACCCACTGGAACATATAGAAAAAAATGTAGTACATGTGGGGGAACTGGACGATTTAAGAAAACGAGTTTTCGTCTTACCATTAATGTTGAGTGCAAGTATTGTGCCAGAGATGAAAATGGAAAAACTACAGGAACTAAATTGGTTAAGTGCAGAACCTGCCAAGGAACCAGAATTTTTCATAAACTTCTCATGACTGGAAAAATTGAAAAATCGACCATTTGTAAACGTTGTGATGGTTCTGGTATTAAACCAAAAACAACAATTGGAACACCGGTTATAAACATCGAAATGGCAAATATGCTTAGAGAAGTTATTGTAGAAACAAAATAAAGTTTGATGACCTAAGTGCTTTGACCTGATTGTGTCCAAACCATGAGGATATTATGTATCCAAGGAATTGTGGTGAAAACAAAAAGGTGACTGTCAGGAGAGTACTGGTATTATGGGCAACGGGATATTCTCGTTGCCCATAATTTTATTTATTGGTAATTTCTACAATTGAAAAATTATCTTCTATAAATTCTTTTGACGAAATATTTTTTTGTTTACTTTTTTTCTTTTTTGATTTTACTGGTTTATTAATTCCTAAGGCATTATATATTGATTCTTTTTCATCTGATTTATCAATTATATCGCATAAGAAATCTAGATCATCATTTTTTAATATCGTCATTTTAGTTCTGAGTTTATCAAACAAAATGTCCTTTCTCTTATATTGATAATAAACAATATCCTTTCTTTTTACTTTAAAATCAATAACACATTTTTTTATAAACTTAAAAAATTCTTCTTTATCCAAATACCTTAAATTAATATTATTTATATAAGTATTTAAATAATGATTTAATTCTCCACTCCTTAGAAAAACTTTCATTATAAATGTTGTAGTAATGGGCGAATTATATTTTAACATATTTTGTTTATCGGGGATTTCTGTTTTTAAATTTTCATCAAAAAGCCAATTGAAAAACAATTTAAATGGAGATATTTCAGCCATATTAATTCCCTTTCATTGTTTTGATTATATTTTTATAGAAATTCTTCATTTCTTTTTCACATTTTAATTTTGGTAATGGTAACAAACCCCACAATGCTCTATCAAGCAAACCAAATAACTCATTCTTATCATTATATAAATATTCTCTCGCCAATAACTCTGGATAGGCCAATGAGTTTCTAGCAATAGGAATACATCCATTTAAGATAGCATCAACAATTTGATATCCGAAGGTATCTTCATGTGCTGATATTAATAAGACTTTTGATTGACCAAGAAATTGATAATATTCTTCCCATGAGTAAGTGTCTTTCCTAACTATCTTTCCAAATTTTCCTTCAACCAAATTCTCAAGTTCTGAATCAACTTTTTGTTTTGTAGGTCTTGAAGCTGAAACAATATCATATATTTTAGTTTCATTTTTAAATGTTTTAAATGGCGGGAATGGTAGATAAGTTACTTCAGTATTTGACCATTGAAGTTTATCTTTATGATATTGACTACCAACAAATACTTTCTCAAATAATAAAGAATTAGCTCTTTCTACAGGGAACTTTGACCAGCTTAAACCTTCAAAATAATCTAGGATATTTATACTAGTAGCATGACAAAATGCAAACATCCTTGGTGGTTGATAATGATATAAAGCACTACAAAAAATACCAGGAAAACTAATATCAGCCAGAAAGAGAATATCATTTTCATTCATCTTTAATGCACTATATTCTCTAACTTGCTCTGTCTCAAATTCTATCGCCATTCTTACTGGAGCAAAATGAGCAATATCGCCACGACGACAGGACATCATTTCAGCATACTCCATTCCTAATGTTAATACTTCAAATCCGGCTTTTTCAAATTCGTATGGTAGTTTAGAGAACCACCATTCTTGGTATCTATTTGGGGTTGGATACTGTGGAACAAAAATTATTCTTGACATTATACATCCTCTAACTCTTCTAACATTTCCCGAATAACATTAGGTGTTATTTCCATTTTAATATGATCTGTTAATACTTCAGCTACTTCACATTGAACTTTTCTTCTATATTGTGATTTACTTATATCTTTTTTATTTTCGACCTCAACAGACCAGTTAGATTTAAGATTTTTTGTTACGATAGGTTCATTGTTTATATCTAAAAAACATATACCAACTTTAATTGTGTTCATTTTAATTTCTCCTTTCTCCACGGCCATTTTATTGGTTCTTTTCCTACTCCTTGTTTATTCCAATTATATACTCCATACCCATTAAATATTGTCAAGACAAACATTTGACCTGTAATCCAATATTGACCCAATAAACTAAAATAAAACATCGCTAAAATCTGACCAGCACATAAAATCCAAAAACCTTCAACTCTATGTAATGCAACAATACCAACCCCAACACAAGCCATAATAGCAACTATAATTTCTAAAATATCCATTGACATCTACCTTCAAAAAGTATGTATTTTTTATCATATTTCCACAAATCACTTTGCGAAGGATATACATTTTGTAATAGTTCTTCTTTTTCTTTTGGATTTTTAACTTCATGAATGTATGGAGCTTGCATATTAACGCTATAAAAAATTACGTTGAAACCCAGTCTTGCAATGGATTCACCAATAACTCCCCATTTCCTGTGATCAGGATGGATTTCGTAAATTGGGTCTGGAAAATATAATGCTACAGTATTTGGATTTAACAAATGGGTGGGAACAGAATCTAAGAAAAGTTGAGCTTTAACATCTACAAATTCTTTTAACTTCATTGCTTCTAGTCTTCTCTCTTGATCTGCATCTCCTGAATAAATTACTATTGTCTTATGTTTTTTAAGAATTTCAAAACATCCTATAATTTCGTCATCGGGATGTGGAGCAACAATTATATAATTTGCTGCCGGATTCTCTTTCTTTATTTTCATATTCTTCTCCTATTCACATTTTTTAATTTGTTCTATTATGGAGTTTTATTTTCTTCTTCTTCGTCGTCCTCAACTTCTTCTGCTAATGTTGGAACAACTAACTCATGTAGTTCACCTTCATTTTTTGTTACTAGATGAATTGGACGTCCCCATAAGTTATAAATATGATTCATTGTCTCAAGTGCATATGTTACATCTAATTCTGCATTGTCATATTTATGATCTAATAACATTTCACCACTACCTAAGTGATTCCCATCGGTCACTTCTATTCTTGGTATTCCACTATTAGAAAAATAATTTACAATTTCTTGCCTAATTTCTTCTGCTTCATGTTTAGTTCTTATATAATCTGTATGTTGGGTTTCTTCTTTTTCAGTGTATAGATATATGTTTAATTTGTCCACTAACTCAGCTGTCAAAAAATCATGCATAAAAAACCAGTCTGTATAGATAGACATTATATCAACAATTTTTTCCCAACCTTTCATACTTCCATCGTCCCACTTATCTTGATCTTTCGAATAAACACAAGATTCCCAATCTTTACCATGTCTTCCTTTATTCCATCGTTCTTCAATATCTCTCCATATTCCTGATCCAAGTAAATATGGGTTTAACCCGATTGGCCACTCAGATTTTACTAGTGAGTTTGAATAACCAAAATGAGAATATTCTTTTGATGTCAATAAATTTTCTTCATATAATTGTTTGCATATTTTTTCATGAACAACTACAGCAAACCCTTCATTCATATATTTTGTATGAATTATTGGCCAGTAGTATTGACCCTCTATCCTCAAAATTTCTAATATATCTCTTTGCCAATCTTCAAGAATTCTGGAGTTATTGATAATATATTTTAATAAATCTTCTGTTGGTTCTACAGGTGTTCGTAATTTTAATTTTCTAAATAATTTTTGATTGAATAATTCTATATCTCCTTTTATATTATCTAATTTATTACTTGATATTACATCACTAAAATAAGATTTATTTTTTAGATGCATTTTTTTCTTTTCTTGTTCAAAAACTCTTCTTCTAGTTTCTTCTTCTGTTTCTTCATTAGCAAATGGACTTGAATGTCTTTGTATTGCATGTCCAGCATCTACAATCATTTCAACTTCGTCTATTCCATATTTTCTCTCATATTCATTTACTCGCTTTGAAGCTTCTAACATAACCTCTATTATATCTTGTCTTGATTTACGAAACAACTTATTCATTGTAAAAAATGTTGCATGACCTACGACATGTGACATTACTAACACTTGTACTCCAAAAGTATTACTATTCATAAGATATGCACGTGCAGGATCAGAATTTATAACAACTTCATATGGTAAATGAGCTCCTAGATTTTCATATATTGTTCTTTGTCTTTCATAGTTTCTACCATATTTCCAGTTTGAAACATTTGTCGGTATGTTGTATGCCATAATCTCAAACATCTTTTGAGGTGGTACAATATCAAATTCAATCGGATAAAAATCTAGATTCATCTCTTCTTTAGCAATCTGATACATTCTATTTTCTATTTTTATTAATCTTTTAAGCTCAGATTTAGTCATATTATTTCTCCTCTTTAAACAAAATATGTTTTAAGGTAGGATGAATATGCTCTTTTCCTTTAATTACAGATGTTAAAAAATGTTTATCTTTATTAATACAAAACTCAGTACCAGCTTCTTTTTTACACTCGAATTTCCAATGCTCTTTAATTGATTTTATTAAGGTATTCATTGTTCCCCAAAATCCAGCATAAGCACTTCCACCAGAAGTATCAATTTCATTATAAGATAACATATTGATTTTCTTGTTTAACATTTCTTCAATATATCGAATTGTCTTCTTTTCATCAAAATCTTCTCCATCAGAAGTATATACACAATATACGTTCCATTCTTTAACTGGATATTCAGTATCAATCAAATAGTTTGCTTTTTCAAAAGCTGTCCAACAGGAAGTTCCACCACTTTCTCCTTTATGAAAAAAGGTTTCTTCATCTACTAATTTTGCTTCCGTCGTATGAACAATAAACTTAATTTCAACATGATCATAAACTTTTTTAAGAAACTCAACTAACCAAAATAATAAAGATCTACATAAATATTTTTTATCGGTTGTCATTGATCCTGAAGTATCCATCATAGCAATAACTACAGCGTTTGAATGTATTTCAACATCTTCTTCAATTTGCTTAAATCTTAAATCTTCATCTTCTATCCATACATACGGTTCAATTCTTTGATCAAGTTTTTCATCAACAATTATTTTGATTGCATCATTTATATCATTTTTACTTTGAGTTAAAGCCTTTCTTGCATCATCTTCAGAACAGTTTGTTTCTTCTACTATTTCTCTAATAAAGCCAGCTTCTCTTTTTAAAGCTTCTAGCATAGTTCGTTTCTTATGCACACGAGGTAATATTCCAGTTTTAGAAACCGACTCAAATTTCCATCCTTTTGGCACTAATTGATGAGCTCTTGTTTTTTCTTCAATCCACGGTAACCCTAAATCCTCGAACATAATTTGAATGAGATAATCAATATCAACTTCAACTTCAATATAATCTTCACCTAATTCATCTCCAGCTTTACCACCTTCTCCTGGTTTGGGTCTTCTTCCAATAACGTCGCCAGGTTTTGTATCTCCTTGGCCAGCACCAGCTTCATCCCCTTCCCCTTTTTTTGGTTTGCCATGTTTAAACCTATAATCTTTTAATCCTTTTACTGGGATTCTAACTTTTTTACCCCTTTTCTTTGTAATAATAGATTCTTCAGAGATTACGTCTCTTACATTCTTTCTAATAGCTTCATCTATCTTTTCTTGGTGTCTCTCTGCGTCTTTCTTTCCACGTTCAGACAAATCCCAATCTGGATGATCTACAATAGTCATTTGACCTCCTAGTAATCTATACTTATTACATTTAAATTTTGGTCATAATGTACACGCCACTCTTTATAACAAGTATTACATAACATAGATTGAACATATAATTTTGAAGAAACAAAAACTCCACCATTATCTTCTATATCAAGAGAATAACAATACGGACATATATCTGGATCAAGTTCAAGAGGTATTTCTTTTTTCTTTTTTCTAATAATATCTTCGAACATTATTATTCTACCAACCAAGAAGATCCGCAGATAGCACAGAACATTGCTGTTCCACGACCAGTTGAATCTACTATAGTCGTTCCAATTTTTTCTGAACCACAATATGGACAAAACTCTATGTTTTCAAATACTTCTAGTTTATCTTTCTTTTTAGTTGATTTTCCTATTATATCTTCAAACATTATTTACTCTCCATTTCTATTTGAATTAAAAGTTCTTCTAAAGTTATTGAAGAGTTTTTATTTTTTTTTGAATTTTCTAATTCTGGTATACATTCTAAGTTTTTATAATGAGCAATTATTTTTGGATCTACATTATTTGTAAAACCATCATAAATAGAATATTTATGATCTAATGCATAACCATGTTCTTTACCTTGTAGTTCTATGTTTTCAATTGTATCAAAATATTTTTTGCGTGTTCTATATGTTCGTTTCTGTACTTGATCAAGATATCTTTGATATTCTTTTAACAGGAAAGGATCTGATTTAAAATAGTACAAACAACACTCATGTTTACATTCTTTTGAACAATATAAATAACCTCCATCATTTCCGTCTTCTTTTTCTAAAGCGTCTTTTCTTCTTGAAAATTGACTTTTTGTTGGAGTAAACCAACCACCATTTTCTTCAGAATTTTTACATTCATTATATTTACAATGAAATTGTATATCTCCATTTGGTCCATATCTCATTTTTTCTTCTTTAGCAAAAATTGGATATTTATTTTGAATTTGTTCAATTGTAAAAGTGTTTGATTTTACTCGTTTTTCTTTTACTTCTGGTCGATTCATTGCTTCTTTTATTGATTTTATGTGTTTTGTTTTTACTTCTGGTTTATTTATAGCTTCTTTTACTGCTTTTTTATGTTTCTTTTTTACTTCTGGCTGGTTTAAAGATTCTAAATTTTTCTCTCTATTTACAGGACATTTATTATGACTTTTTTCACAACACCACTTTCCATTCTTAAATGAATATTTAGCTTCTTTGCCGCAACCATAATCACATAACCTATTCATTTTATTCCTCTTTTCTTAAAACTTCCCCTATAAATTTCAATAAAACATTTGCGCATTCTTTACAATAACCTTTTTCTAAAAGATTTTTCAATGCTGATTCACGTCTCTTTTTTGCTTTTGGATTTGTGGTACTTGTATCAGCTAAGGAAAGTGAAACTACTGATTTCAAATCTGCCATAAGTTTCTTCTCTATTCCCTCTCGAAGAGGATCATAATCCTTATAAGTAAATTTTTGTCCTTTTTCAAGAGCTGCACTCTTATGTACAAAAATACTATTTCTAAATTCCTTCTTTGAATTTTCTGGAATACCTACAAGGTCCTCTATTGAACGCATTAGTTTTTCGTCAGGATCACTATATTCACCAGTAATTGAATCGAATACTTTTTCTTTCTTACAAAAAGAAGATACATTAATCATATAGTTTTCAAATAGTGTTGTTGCTTGATCTTCATAAGCATATAGAAAAGCCATATTTACTTCTTTTTTCGCAATTTCTTTATATTCGGAAGCTACAGAATTTTTATCTCCTTGTAGAAGATTCAAATAAGTCTCTTTCTCTTCTTCAGTAATACCAATATGATGATTAAAATTATCTCTTAAAGCTCTAATAATATCAATCGCATTTATACATTTTTTCTCTTCTTTCGATCCAAGAGTTACGTTCATTGCATTGATTATAAACCTTGGAGATATACCTTTCATTCCTTCATTTTTTTCTTTTCCTTCTTGTCTGAGACCCTTTATATCTATTTCACTTTTCTTGAAAGCATCAGTTATTTCACCATTATATAACTTCATTTTTTCTAGTTTACTAGTTACTGATGTTGATTCTTCTAACCTACTTAAAACGGCAAATTGAGCAGCTACCTTTAAAGTATTTGGCGCTATATGGATATCTCTAAAATCAGATTCTCTAATCATCTTTTTATAAATATTAATTTCATCATCTACTCGAACATTTAAAGGCACCATAATAGGATACATTCGATCATGTAAAGCTTCGTTCTTTTTGTCAGCTTTGAATATATCAAATTCTGTTTGATTTGTATGGGCCACTATTAATGTATCAATATATATTTGAGGAAAACCAGGTGACTTTATTAGTTGTTCTTGAGCTAGTGAAATAAGAACATATTGTAATTTAATATCTGTTTTTAATAACTCAATCATTTCTATCATACCACCATTAGCAACCTGCAATTCTCCATCAAATTGAAAGGCTCTTGGATCAGATTCTCCCCATCTAGAAACTTTTGACATATTTATTTTTCCAATGAGTTCTGTAACATCCTGAGATTTTGGATCACTTGGTTGAAATGTTCCGATACCAACTCTTCTTTGTTCTGAAAAATAAATTTCTTTTACAGGAATATTCTCCCAATTAACCACACCTTTAGTAGTATAGTCTTTATCTACTAATGATTGACATACTGGACAAAGAACTCCCTCTATTTTTACATTTAACTCTTTTTCCCAATATGGTCTATCTAATAATGGAATTAAATGTAAAGGCTCTTCATGCAGTGGACATCCATCAATTACATATTTTGACAATTTATCACGTTCTAAACCTCTCTTTAAAAGAGCAGAAATTGTTGACTTACCACTACTTACTGGACCTACAAGAATCAAAATCCTTTTTCCTGTTTCTGTCCTTCTAGCTGCTGCTTTCAAAAATCTCATAATATCATGAAGCGATTCTTTAGTTCCATAAATTTTATCATCAAAGAAATTATATGTTATTAGATCCTCATAACCTCTTAGTTTAAATTCATCTTCTACTTCACCAACCCCATGATTCATAATCATATTATAAACTCTTCCGGGTGCAAAATTACAAACCAATGGATTATCTTTAACTAGATGAAGATATTCAAGCATCGTTCCTTTCCAGTCTTCTATCTCACGACCTTCTTTTTGAGCAGCGATTGCTTTTGTGAATTCATCCATTAGAATTACCTCCTTTGAAAGGTTGCTTTTGTATTTTTAATTCTTTATTATTTGTTCTATTTTATATCAAGAGTTTCTAAAAGAATTGGACTGGTTCATTGATAAGAACAAATGTTATATATATTAATTAATGAGAAGGAAATCTTTTATTTATTTTTTTAAACTTTATGGGAGGAGTAGTATGAAACTTATTGAAGGGTTAAAGAGATTGAGAATTATTGAGAAGAGGATCAAAAGTCAAAACGCAGATATTACAAGGTACGCATCTATGATAAACACAGAGCGGCCACTTTTTGAGACTGAAGATCGACAGAAGAAAGAAGTTAAATCTTTGATTCAATCAAACATAGATTTAATAGAAGAATACTTAAGTCTGAAGAGAAGAATTGATTTAACAAATTTGAGCACATTTAGAGAGTTAATGGGAAAGAAATTTTCTATCGCTGATCTATTAAATATTCAGAGAAAAGCCAAAGACATGGGATCAAGCACTTTTCAATCTTTAAATGATAGTGCAGCTCAAAATAGATTAGCAAGTATGAGACATATGTCATCTGAAGGAAAAACTCCTGTTGTTAATAGACTATTCACTGAAGAAGAAAGAATTAAAGGTCTAAAATATTGGCAGGATCTATATGATTCTATTGGTGCAGTTCTTGAAATAATGAACGCAACTGTAGATCTTATTGAGGAGTAAGAACAAATAATAAATTTGGATTCGGTAGTGTAAAAATGGGAAATGTAAGAGCCCGCAATTAACTGGGTTATGTTAATAACTACTTATGGTAGTCGACTTGAAAATCGACTTTGTGGCGAGTAGCCAAAATATAAAGTTTCAAGAATCAAGTTATTAAGTTTAACACGATCCCCCGCGTGGATAAATGATTGGGGTTTTAAAGTCTCAAGATATGAAGGCTCAAGATATGACACTTCAGTGTGTGGAAAAATCCAGACTTAAGTGGTGTTTTCTCTTAGACAACTCAACCACTTCTGGCTGCTATTTGGATCCAAAAAATAAATGCAAAGCAATCTTAGGGATGCCAAGCAACCCGAATGAGATAGTTTTATAAGTTTAAAAATCAGGGTTTGTCGTTTTGTGCCTGTACGGGGTAAACGACTTTTCAAACAAGCACCTGCTATCCCCGGCGCCGGTAGGTGGTGGCTGACTTGTGAGAGAATAAAATAGAATGGGATCAGCAAATTCGCTGGTCAAAACGATCACTATTCGTGGTATTGCGCATACCAAAATAGAAGACGGTAGGCTGTGAGCCGGCCCCCATTGTAGGGCCCGATCGAAGTTTTACTTCTCCAGAATCCGTCCCCTGATTTTTAATTAGCTGCTTAGCATGGGGTCAATTGAACCGTGTCGTGAGGTCGACCTGATGAGGGTTGGGCCTCGGCAGCTGGATTAAAATCAGCCGCTTAAATATTGGCCCTCTTTAGAGTTGCCCATGTTCGTGGGGTTGGCACATGCGTGTTGAATCCCGGCGGCTGAATTAATTTCCAGTAGCGATATAGCGATAATATATCTGCGTTCAAATCCTTGACGCAATAAGTCCTTAGTAGTGGAGACATGAAAGGGCGGGAGCGACTCCGGATTGCTTTGTCAATTTAAATTGTATAAAGGTGCTAATTATAGGATTTATCGTGTCGGTGAGAATCCGGCCTACTGGTTTTAAAATTTAGTAGCGATATAACGGGAAAATAATATATTTGAGCAGCCTTGAGCTGTCTTCCTTACTTACACTGTTATTCCGTATTTGGGTGGAGCGATAAGCTTTGAAGCCTGAACAATCGGTAGTGTGTAAACCGTGTCTGGTGAAAAACCGGCCTACTAAATTTTAAAAATTTAATAACGATATAACAAGGAAAAAATGAAAAATATATTTTGTAATAATGCGACAGAAACAATGACAGTGAAAGAGTTGATTGATCTTTTAAAAAATTTCCCTGACGATATGGCTGTTGTAGCTACATGGGAAGGACAGGTTAAGGAGATTGATCCTTTAAAGTTTCGTGTTGTGTCAGAATATCTTTCCCCGTTAATTGAGCCTGTCCTCGAAATTGACGTTGAATATTAAAAGTAGAATTTGAAAACAAAGGCGTTTAATTATTAGAACAAATTTAAAATCATATTATACTGGGAGGTAAATGCAATGTTTATACAAATATTGTTTTTATTAAAAACCAGTATACTTCCTACGCAATCTCTACAAGAACAACTCAGTACACCCAAACAGAAGTAATAGCACTTCTTTAAAATAAAATTAAAGAGTGCTTTAAAAGTATGATGAAATTGTTACATTATTTTTTTCGTAAGAAAAATAGTCGGAGGATAGCTCAGTTTGGTAGAGCACTCGGTTTGGGTCCGAGGGGCCGAAGGTTCAAGTCCTGTTCTTCCGACCATACATTAAAGGAGATTAAAATGGCAATAAAACAATGTACATGTGAACATGAATCTCAAGATAAAATACATGGAAAACATATGAGAGTTCATAATAAAACAGCCAATGGATATCGTTGTACTGTTTGTGGTAAAGATAAAACATAAAAGGAGATTAAATTGAAAAGTCTTTATGAAGGTGAAAAGTATACAGAAGATGCATGTTCATTAAGTATAGAAGCAAGCGAAATTCTTAAACCAATGTTTAAAAAATATTTTGATAAAGGATATTCATTTAGAGAAATTTCTCATATTATAATTTCAGAAGTATATTCATTAGAATGTTTAGAAATTCTAAAAAAATCAGTAAAAGATCATAAAAAAAGTAAAAGTGGTTAGAATTATGATAGAACTTATTATAGCTTTTTTATTAGGCTGTTTATGGACAAGAACATATTATGCTAGAATCAATACAAGAACTGATTGGATGCGGAGTTATGATTGGAGTAAAAATAAAATTTATCGAAAACTTCATCGACTCAATTGTGAGTTATGTCCAAAACGATGGTACTGTAAACAATATGAGGAACAAAATAAAAGTGATTAATATCTGAGTGTAGCTCAGTCTGGTCAGAGCACCCGGCCTGGAACCGGGAGGCCCAGTGGGGATCCGTAGGTTCGAATCCTACCACTCAGACCATTATTTAATTGAAAGGAGAATAGTTATGATAAAACCGTGGAAAACATATTATTGTACAGATCATGACTTATTTGAGCCAACAGGTTGTGCGAGTGTTGTCAGTGCTATTGACAAAAAAAGTGCAAGAAAGAAATTAAGAAAGGTTCTTAAAGAACATGGACTAAATGAGAAAAAGGAATTCACTCTTACAAGACTAAAAGTAGGAGAAACTATTATTTTATATGATGGAAATTATTAACTAAAATGCTAGTGTGGCGTAACTGGTAGGCGCGCTGGTCTTAGGAATCAGTGGTTTAGGCCGTGTGGGTTCAACTCCCTCCACTAGCACCAAAACTAATTATAAAAGGAGATATATGGCTAAATATTTTGTTTCAATAAAAAATGAAAAAAATCAATATAAAATATTTAAAGTTAAAAAAGAAGTTTATACATATATTCACCAATTAGAAACTGCTATTAGATTTCCGCAAGAAAGTAAAATTAAGGATTTATATCCTGAAAGGTTTAAATAACAATTGGCGATATGGTGGAATTGGTAGACACGCTGGCCTCAAATCCCAGTGCATAATTGCGTACAGGTTCGACTCCTGTTGTCGCCACCAATGGGGGTATAGCTCAGGGGCCGAGCAGGAGGCTTTTAACCTTCAGACTGGGGTTCGATTCCCCATGCCCTCACCAAAGATAAAAAAGGAGTGTAAATGTTTTATGTTTATTTAGGTTTAGCAACAAGTACATCTATAAGTATATTAGTATTATTTATTACTTTTTTAATATATCTGATAAAATTTAAAGAAAATATATTTGACTGTTATTGGCAGGGACCATTTTTTGAAACTATTATGGTATCTTTGTTAATACTTACAGTTTTTCCATTTACTATTTATATGTGTTGTTCAATGTTAAAAACAGACTGGAAAACAGAAAAACAGATATTAGAAAAAAAGAGAGAGAAAACACCTTGGTGGAAACTTAAAGAATTTGGGGGAAAATTATGAATATACTGAATACATTATTTCTTTTATGTAGCACTGGTTTTTTCATATATATGGCTGTAATATGGACAACAAGAGGAATTTATAATACTCTTATAAAATTATATTTGGTTACTTCTTATATAGCAGGTATAATTCTAATACTTTATAAATATGGATATTTACTCAAAGTTTAAGCCGGTATAGCTCAAGCGGTAGAGCGGGTGACCTGTAATCATCTGACCGGGGTTCGACTCCTCGTATCGGCTCCATTTAAAAAGGAAAAATTAATGGAAAAAATAGTAATTGAATATTGTGAAGATGGAATATATTTTTCAGATCAAGGATCATGGGAGTGGTTGTACGGACTTCAAAATAATATTCTAAGAAACGGGGTTAAAAATCAACATATAAAAGTTTCAAGTGAATTAATGGTTGAACTAACTAGACTTCTTGTTATTAGAAAAATAATAAAATCAGATCAAATAATATATAAGTATAAAGATGAATTTATTTCAATAAAGAAAGATGGTGGTTTAGTTAATTGGCCAAAAGGATTTTGTGACAATAAAGATTTAATATTAGAAGAACTTATTGATTTCAGATTTAAATTGAAAGGAAAAATAGATGAACACACCTCCAAAGATTGAAACATGCAAAATATGTAAAAAGTTATATGATCCAAAAGAAACAAAGAGAATATATGGCGATATACCTGTATTGTATGGATGTTGTTCTTCAAGATGTTATACTAAATTACAAACTTCTGATAATAAATTTTTAAAATAAAGGAGTAAATAATGAAAAAAGAATTACTAGAAAAAATGAATAATATTTACAAAGAATTTGGAATTGATATTCATATAATACCCAACTCATTACAATCTCAAATAAACTTACTTGTTAAAGAGATTATAAAACTAAGAAGAAAAAAGGAAAAATAGATGAGCACATCACCGATGATTAAAGAGATGTTAAAAAAATATGAAGAACAAAATGGAAAAGAAAATACTTTCGAACTTATAGAATTTTTAATAAATTCATATCTTAGTATTATTGAACAATTTGGAATATCTTTATTAAAAAACGGAGTACAAAGTCAAGATATTGAACAAGTAATTTTCCAGTTAATTATAAGTAATAATAGAAAACGAAATACATATCAAACTGCTGATGATGATAAGAAACAAGTTATGGATGCGTTAGGTGAATTTCTTTCATCTGGTGTTATGTCTACCATTATATTAGCCTATCAAGAATATAATAAATGGGATAATGCACCAAAAACTTTACAGTAATTGTTTTAAATTATAGCCCCGTTAAAGATTATGGGGGTGTTGTCTAGAGGTCTAAGACACAGGGCTTTGAACCCTGGGCTTATAGCTTCGTAGGTTCGAATCCTACCGCCCCTTCCACATCTTTCTAAGAACAAAATTAAAATTCTTAGGTGGGGTAATAAATATGGATCTTTGTAATTTCGGTTGTGGAAACCAAGCTTCTTATGTTTTTAAAAATGGAAAGAATTGTTGTTCAGAATTTGTAGTACAATGTCCAGAAGTCAGAAGGAAAAATTCTTTAAAAATCAAAGGTAAACAATATTGTTATAAATCAAAAGTAACATATTTAAATAAAAATTATAAATATTATTGTATATATTGTGGAAAACCTTTAATAAATAAGTTTAATAAAAATGTACATGAAATTGTATGTTCAATGAATCCAAAAAATGTAAAATTTTGTTATTGTGGAAATATTATTCTTAATAAAACAAGCAGAACATGTTCTTACTATTGTTCTAATAAAATATTTAAAAATCAAAAAAAGAAAAAAGACTTGAGTATAGATAAACATAGAGATATTGCTTTTCGGTATCATAGAAAACAATGTATTATTTGTAATGAAAAAAATATTGTAGAAGTACATCATTATGACAATAATCACTATAATAATAATCCGATTAATTTTATACCTTTATGTCCAACACATCATAAATATGTACATAGTAAATATAAAATTTTAATACAAGATAAAATTAATATATACTACAAAAACTTTAAAAGGATTTTTGATCACTGGATAAGACATAATAGTAATTTTATTGTTGAAGACTAATATGATAAACAGGAGAAGAATTTGGAAACATTAAAAACGTGTCATGATTGTGGAGCAAAAGAAGGAGAACTCCACTATATTGGTTGTGATTATGAAAGATGTCCATTTTGTGGCGGACAGTTGTTAGCTTGTGGTTGTTGTTATACAGAACTAGGTTTTGATTATGGGTGGAATAAAGAACCTTATTGTGGTTTACCCAAAGACATTTATGAAAATGGATTACCTCCTGATCTTGAAGAAAAATGGGAAAATATTCTCAATGAAAAAGGGAGAGTTCCATATATATTTTATCCAAATGTATGTGCAAGATGTGGAAAATTAATGCCAGATTTGTTTCAAGTTTCTAATGAAGAATGGGAGCATTATATTGAGATAGGTGAAAGAAAAAATGTTATTTGTAGAGAATGTTATAATTACATCAAAAAAATCATTGATGAAAATACAGGAACTTAAAACGGTGAGGTGCTCGAGTGGTCTAAAAGAGCGGTTTGCTAAATCGTCGGGTGTAACAGCCCCGTAGGTTCGAATCCTACCCTCACCGCCATATTAAAAGGAGTAAAAATGGCTGCAATTATTATTGATAGGTGTGGACAATTGTGTCCATTCTTTGAATGCGATGATCGTATTCATAACATAAAATCAAGATGTTTTTTAGATCCAACATTATCAACTTGGCGATATTTTGAACCTCAAGAAAAAGGAAGTATGCCAAAAAACTGTCCTATGAAAAGACGAAAACAAGTTAAAGTAATATTTAAGGAGTGAAATAATGAGACCTGAGAATGCAGATGTTACATATTGGCAAGTTCAAGCACAATGGACAACAAATAAGAAAGATAAAAAATGGTTTTTTCATACTTATTGTGATCTTGTTACTTCAAAAACATATGGTAAATATAAAAATAATGACGATGATCCTTCAGCATGTGGAAATTGTTGGCAAATATATGGAATAAATGGAGTGTTAAATGAAGAAGCTGGAATTAAATGGTTAGAATTAGTTAGAAGAGAAAACAGACTTCAAGAACAGAATTCACCAGATAGAATTCCAATATGGGGTAGACATAAACATATTCCAGTGAAATTTCGTTTAGCTAAAATTCATATTATAAAGACTACAGAAGAATTAAACATTTAAATTAGATGTTTACCAAAACTTTTTAGAACAAATATATGTATTAAAAAATCAAAGGAGATTATAATATGCGTCGATCATAGATTTTTATACCGCCGTAGATTAACGAGTCTCGTGGTCCTCCCTCTCAAACTCTTCTTGGTAATGTTACTTAGAAAATAGTAGGAGGGAGAGACCATGATACATCCATTTACAAAAGTAAAAATTTCTCAGAAGGAAAAAGCTCAAAAAATCAGAGATTTTAAATTCTGTAGAAAAGCAAAAAATAGAGTTGGAAATCCTGCATTACAAAATTTATTTGATAATGCATGGAAAGTATTTCGTATTAGTTGGGAATATAGACACACTCATATTGCTTATTGTGAAATCAGAGGCAAAGAGCGATCTCAAATTGAAATTCCCAGAGAAGATAATCTACCCAATGAAAATAAAATTTCAAAAATTAAAGATTCCATTCTTAAAGAGATTGAAGAACATGAAGCTCTACGTAGTAGTTCGTAACGATTTATCACAATCTCAAAAGTCTGTACAAGCAGGACATGCAATTGCAGAGTTTCTACTTCATAGACAAACAAAATGGGATAATGGAACTCTTATAATTCTAGGGGTAGATAATAAACAAGAACTTGAAAAATTAACATATCGGTTAGATATGAGAAGTATTGATTGGGTTGGATTTAAAGAACCTGATATTGGTAATGAAATAACAGCCATTGCTTCAGATCAAAGATGCAGGCTATTTTCTAATTTAAAACTAGTTTAAATAGTGATGGTCAGTAGCTTAGTCTGGTCTAAAGCCGAGGTCTCTAAAACCTTGATCGTGGGTTCGAATCCCATCTGGCCAACCAAGTAAAGGAGAATATGAAAAATTCTACTGGAAAATATTATACAGATAAAGAACCAGATCGTTCAAATTGTCCAAGTAGAAGATGGATGGTGGGGATAGGGCAGGGTATCTGGTGTAGTAATGAGAAAAATAAGGGCAAAGATTTAGAGCAGGGTATTCATAGAAATTTTAATCAACCATTGTTACCATTTTCATATGCTTTTGTTTGTGATAACTATAACGGAAAGATTGAATGGAAACTTACATATTGTAAAGTTGAAGATTTACCAGATTTACCACCATATCCATTTGTTAAAGAAGAACTGAATAAGAAATAAAATATATGACTCTGTCGTCTAGTAATACTAGTAGGGAAGGACGCTGGCAACGCGCTAGTACGATGGGTTCGAGTCCTATCCGGAGTCATCAAACATATGGTTCTGTATTCTAGTAGTACTAGTTGGAGCAGACGCTAGTTTGGAGCTAGAGGTGATGGGTTCGATCCCCATTCAGAACCTCCAATTAATGAAAAAGAGAGTAGTGATCCTATAAGGATAACCATATCATTTTTAAGAACAAATAAATAAAAAGGTTATGGATATGGAATTATGTCATTATGGGTGTGGACAAAAAGCAAAATTTATTTTCAAAAATGGAAAATTATGTTGTTCAAAAAATCATAAACAATGTCCAAATAAAAAAGAATCTAAACATGATTATAAAAATGATAAATCACACAAAAAAGTAAATTGTAAATACTGTAATAAAGAATTCTTTTATTCAAATTTAAAACAACATGAATCATCATGCTATTTAAAACCAGAAAACATAAGAACCTGTTTAAATTGCAGAAAAATATTAAATGGCCGCGATCAAAAAAAATATTGTTCAAAAAAATGCTTTGCTTCCCATACACATACAACAAAAAAGAAAAAACAATCAAAAGAGACTAAAAGAAAAATTAGTACAAGTGTTAAAAATATTTCACCAACTAGATCAGATGCATTAAAAAAACCAGTTATGATAGAGATTAAATGCCCAATTTGTGGTAATATTAAAAAAATTAAAACAACAGCACCTGGTTCATTTAGTAAAACAAAATCTTGTTCTAAAAAATGTTTAAGTAAACTTTTATCGAAAAAATCAATAGAAAGTGGTTGTGGTGGTTATCGAGAAGGTTCTGGTCGTAGTAAAAGTGGTTATTACAAAGGAGTGTATTGTGGTAGTAGTTATGAATTAATATTTTTAGTATATCATTTGAATATAGGGTCAAATATTAAAAGATGTAAATTAAAAATACCGTATACATATAACGGGCAAAATCATCATTATTATCCTGATTTTGAAATAGATAATATTATATATGAAATAAAAGGGTTTTATAATAAAATTGTAGATATTAAAACTAATGCAGTAATTAATGCAGGTTATAAAATAGAAGTTTTATATTTAAAAGATCTTCAACCAATGTTAGACTGTATTAAAAATAAATTTAAAATAAAAAATATAATAAAACTATATGAACAAAAAACGCTTCTGTCTTCTAGTTAGGCTTAGGATGTTAGACCTTCAATCTAATGACACCAGTTCAAATCTGGTCAGAAGCACCAATTAAAATTCGGTGGTGTAGTCTAGTTTGGTCGATGACGCCGGGTTGTCAGCTCGGAGAACGCGGGTTCAAATCCCGCCATCACCGCCATTAACAAAGGGGGAATAGACGAACTGGTCTAGTCAATGGGTTTAAGCCCCATGCGTTTAACGCGTCCGGGTTCGACTCCCGGTTCCCCTACCATTTTTGATTGAAGGTTGAAAAAAATATAATTCAAAGAGAAATTAGTAGACGGAGTAATGAATGAAGCAAAAAACATATTGGGGATATATATTTAATAACCAGAAATCATAAAGGAGAAGATTTACTGAAAACAAATGAAGTTTTAAAGATTTTTGGATATTCAAAAAATACTTATATTAATAATACTAAAATATATCCATTTATACAACTAATAACACATACACATCCAGTTCAATATTGGAAAATAAGAAATAATGAGGTTGCTGTTCTATATAAAGATTTACCAGATGCTATAAAAAAACGGATAGGGTCCTTAACGACTAACATTCAACATACATCACATTATTTCAACATTATAGATCCAGATAATAAAATAAGATATTTTATTAGAGAAGAACGAATCCCATTTTGGAAATTAGCAAAATATGGCGGATATATTATATAAAGGAGAATAACATGGAAGTTTTAGAAATTAAAGAACTTGAAGATGGTGGTGCAACAATAGAATTAGAAATGACAGAAGAAGAAAATAATCTTCTGGTGGGTTATGCTGTAAATAATATTTTAAAAAAATCCATTAAGGAGTTAGAAGATGCAGATAACGCTTGAAGAAAGTTTAGATCTTATTTCTAAACTACAAACAAAATTTAATAATTCTGGTAGCCCAAAAGATAGATATGCATATGTTGCAGCAATAGAAAAAGAATCAAAAGATATATTAGATTCAATAACAAAAATTAAAGAAGAATATCATAATATTTTTATTAGTTCAGTGATTGATATTGAACGATAACACTGTTTTTATCCAACCATTATATCATTATAAGAATACGATAGATATGAATATGAAAAAAGCATATCCTTCAGATCAATATTTTTTAATAAGACTTATTAAGTATGGTAAAATAACAATGGAGGACTATCATATACAAATGGGTTATATGTCAGGATATAAGAAGTGTTGTATTGATAATTTTATTAAATTATTAAATTATGGTCCCAGCAAGTTTGTTGGAGTAAGTGCATACATGGATAAAAAATATGGTTCAGACTTAAAGGAAATACACCATGTAAGGTGTAAAAAATGTCGTGTTATTAAAAAGGAGATAAAATGAGAATTAAATGTTCTGCATGCGGACAAGTTCATGATAGTGACGTATTTCCTTTTAAACATAATACTGTAAAAGCAACAAATGAAAGACGTCAAGTTTTAAATACTAATCTTCTTCTACCTAATCTTGTTTTAAATATTAAAGAAGCAGAAGCTAAGTTTGTTTGTAAACATTGTCTTGCACCAAATTTTGTAGTTTTAAGATGGCAGTCAATAGTTGAAGAAGATAAGAACGAATCGTAAATTTAGCGGGGTAGCTCAGTTGTGTAGAGCACTGTCTTGATAAGGCAGGGGTCGTGGGTTCAAATCCCTCCCTCGCTACCAAATTTTAAAGAGGTTTTAAAATGAGAAATTTAGTCATTCTATCAATCATTGTGGTTGTTATTTATGGTGTTGCTTATTGGAGATTTCATAAAACAAATAAACAACTCAATGATGATAAAAAGAAATAACTGACGCGGGTTGGGGGAGTTGGTCGTCCCCGCTGGGCTCATATCCCGGAAATCACGGGTTCGAATCCCGTACCCGCTATGTTCTTTACCCCCGCAACCATAGAACAAATATTAAAAGGAATTTAAAATGTTATGTTCATATGGTTGTGGTAAAGAAGCAAAATATCAATTTAAGAATGGGAAGTGGTGTTGTTCTTCTCATTCTGCATCATGTCCTGAAATTCGTTTAAAAAATTCTAGAAGGAATACTGGCGATAGAAAAAATAGATACAAAGTTTCTATTGAAAACAAAAAAGAAAGTAGCTGTAAATTTTGTAATAAAATAATATATACACCTGGATTAAAACCTCATGAAAAATTTTGTTATTTAAATCCAAAAAATAAAAAAGAATGTCCTGTATGTGGAAAGCCAATTAAAAAATATAGGATAAATAAAACATGTTCTGCAAAATGCGGAGTATTAATATCAAAAAATGAAAGTTGTGCAGAAAAAAATTCAGGAAACTCTTTACAATATAGATTAATATGTTTTAAATATCATGGTAAAAAATGTTTGATATGTAAAGAAGAATTAATAGTTCAAGCTCATCATTTAGATGGTAATAGAGCAAACAACATTCCAGAAAATCTTATTCCTGTATGTCCAACACATCATGCATATTGTCATCATAAAAAATATTGGTATATCATAAAAGAATATATTGAAAAATATATTGAAAAATTTAAAAACGAAAGGATGTATTAGTATGTCGCAAGAAATTACTGAAGCAGAGAAAAAACAATTTGAAAAAATATGTAAAGAAGAAGCATCTATTAAAGTATTGGAGTTTATAAATAAATACATAGGTTCTAGTTTAACTAAAGAAGATACATCGTTAGCAGATTTCGCAATGGAATCGGATGAAAATTTTCTACATTTTATTAATTTTGTAAGTTGTTTTCATAGGCAAAGTAAATCATTTAAGCTAATGAGGGAACACCAGACTTTGATGTTCTTGAATTATCCTAAATATTCAGAGTGTTTTAAAAGACTTATGCATGATGATAATTTTATGAAATTATGTAAAGAAACGGATTATCAGATTGGAGGTATTACTGACGATCTAATTCTAAAATAATAAATTGTCTCTCTGTATCCCCTCTGGCTTCGAACCAGGTGAAAGGGTAATTTGGACACATGGAGGTTCGAGTCCTCTCAGGGAGACCAATAGTGAAAAGGAGAAATCATGAATTGGATTAGTAAATGGTTGAACAAAGAAGTTCCATGGTATTATATTTGGTATCCACAAAGTGGTTCAAAGGGTGGAACAATATGTGGTGTAATCATTTTAATAATATGCTCAATTATAATTTATGGATGAAAAGATCAAATATGTATTTGAATCTCATACTACTATTAAAGTTAAAAACATCCCTTGGTCATATTGTAAATATTGTGGATTGATATTTTTAAATAACCCTGCTACAAAATGGTGTATTCAAATGGGATGTAATAATAGATATCATCCACGATATAAACAAACAATAAAGAAACTAACAAAACCAAAATAAAGAAGATAGTGAATATTAGAAGAAGGGAGTGTAAATGAAAAAAGGAACAATACAAAGTATAAGTAGTGATATGTCCGGATTACAAACTATTAAATTTGAGGATGGAAAAGAAGTACTAATTGAAAATTTTGGTGTAAGA